TTCAATACCAACTCAATGCAAATGGCATTCGCAGAAGGTAACAGGAACTTTGGCAATCGCACGCTATCGTTGATCCACTCGCATTGCGCGGAGCTTTACCCACAAATGGTCAAGGAGAACACAAATGACAGAAGCACAGATGACTGATACAGCCACAACGACCCCTGAAGGCGCACCAGCATCGCAACACTCTATCGGGAGCCAAGTGACGGCTGACGCTCTTTATGGAGATTCGCAACAAGGCAATGAAGGACAGGATCAGCAAGCTGCGGAGCCAGCCAATACTGAAAATTCTGATAGCAATACTGAAGGTGATCAAATACTAGGGGCACCTGATAAGTATGAATTTGTACCTCCAGAAGGCAAACAATTCGACTCTGAAATTATTAGTAATTTTTCAGAGATTGCAAAGGAATTAAACCTTTCCCAAAAAGCCGCGCAAAAATTGGTTGAGACGATGGGGCCGAAAATAGCGGAACGTCAACTCGCCCAAGTGGAAGCTATCAAAAACGAATGGACGCAAGCAGCGCAAACAGACAAAGAGTTTGGTGGAGATAACCTCAACAGCAATTTGGCTATTGCAAAGAAAGCGCTTGATTCGTTTGGCACACCACAACTGCGCTCGTTGCTACAGGAGTCTGGTCTTGGAAATAATCCAGAAGTAATTCGGTTTATGTACAGGGCTGGCAAGGCTATAAGCGAGGACACTTTTGTAGGGTCTTCTGCTGGTTCTAATGCTAAATCAGCGCCAGCAGATTTCAATTCAAAAGCAGCCCAACTTTATTCAAATCAGCAATCTTAATAGGAGCAAAAAATGGCTACTCTATCGACATCAAACCTTACCCTAGCCGATTGGGCTAAACGTAGTGATCCAGACGGTCGTATTCCGATCATCGCTGAATTGCTTTCACAATCTAACGAAATCCTCGAAGACTGCGTATTCAAAGAAGGCAACCTGCCTACTGGTGAGCGCGTAGTTGTTCGTACTGGTTTACCCGCTGTTTACTGGCGTGCGCTTAACCAAGGTATTCCAAACAGCAAATCGACAACTGCACAAGTTGACGAAGCTGCTGGTATCCTCGAAGCACGTTCAGAAGTGGACAAAGACTTGGCAATGTTGAACGGTAACACCGCTCAATTCCGCTTGTCTGAAGACACAGCATTCTTGGAAGCTATGAATCAAACTCAAGCTTCGACAATGTTCTACGGTAACCCAGGCACTGATCCAAAACAATACTTGGGCTTGGCTCCACGTTACTCAAGCTTGTCTGCTGCTAACGCACAGAACATCTTGTCTGCTGGTGGCTCTGGTTCTGACAATACTTCTGTTTACCTCGTAGTTTGGGGCGATCAGACTGTGTATTGCCACTTCCCTAAAGGCTCAAAAGCTGGTCTGATTCACGAAGACTTGGGTGAGCAAACTGTATACAACTCTGACGGCACTCGTCTGCAAGCGTATGCAACTCGCTATCAATGGAAAAACGGTATGGTCGTAAAAGATTGGCGCTATGTTGTTCGTATTTGCAACATCGATGTGTCAGATCTGATCGGTCAAACTGGTACACAAGCTGCTTCTGCTGCGACTAACATCGTTAAGCTAATGGCACGTTCGTTGTATCGTATTCCAAACATGGCTATGGGTCGCGCTGCGTTCTACATGAATCGTACTGTTCACTCTGGCTTGAGCATCGCTGCTTTGGACAAGTCGCAGTATGTTTTGAAAATCAATGAAGGACTTTCACAATTCGGCACGCCGTATAGCTGGTTGTCTTTCTTGGGCGTTCCGCTTCGCCGTGTTGATGCAATCATCAACTCTGAAGCTGTCGTTTCCTAATCGCAACCATTAATTGAAAGGAATCCAAAATGATTACCGATAAACTGCTACGCGTATCAACTGACCAAGCATTGACCACAACTGCTGTGTCAACTGATACTATCGATCTTTCCATCGCTCGCGATATTGGTGAAGGCGAAGCTTTGTACATGAACTTTGCTGTTACTGCTGCTTTAACTGGCGGTACTTCAGTTAAGTTTGAAGTCATTTCTTCTGCCGCAGCTAACTTGGGCAGCCCGACCGTAATTGGTAGCTCCGATGCAATCGTGACTGCTGATTTGGTTGCTGGTAAAAATGTTGCAGTCCGCATTAACCCGCAGATCGCATCTACTGGTCAACGCTATCTCGGCGCACGTTACACAATTTCTGGCACTTACAGTGCTGGAACTGTAACTGCTGATGTTGTAATGAACATCCAAGACGGTCGCAGCTACTACGCTTCTGGCTTTACTGTAGTTTAATTTAATAAGGGAGATAACATATGGCACAAGTCCGCGCAAAAACACTATGCTTTGTAGATAACGGTCTTCGTCAAGAAGGTGATGTATTTGAATACAATGGCGTAAAAAACACCAATCTGGAATACTTAAAAGGTGATTCAGTTGATGAAGAAGTTGATGAGGGTTCCTCCAAAAAGTGGGCACCTAAATCTAAACGTGCAAGCGCGGACGAAGGCTCTGTGTAATCCAACTTATTGGTTACTGTAGTTAACGGGGAGCCGCTGGGAAACCACGGCTCCTTTTTACATTAGGAGTTCAAAATGGCATCAGATGTTGATATTTGTAATTTGGCGTTAGGTCATCTTGGTGATAACGCAACGGTGTCGAGCATATCTCCACCAGAAGGATCTGCACAAGCAGAGCATTGCGCTCGTTTTTATCCTATTGCGCGAGATGCTTTACTTGAAATGCATAACTGGAATTTTACTATGCGCCGAGTTAACTTGGCAGAAGTAACTAATAGCTGGCCCGAATGGAAATACGCATACGCATTGCCAGCGGATTCAATTAATATTATTGCTGTAATGCCACCTGACGCACACGATGATTACGCAACAAGGTTTTTGCCAACAGATACACCAAGCTTTGCACACAACTACAGTCCGATGATTTCTGCTGGTAGATATTCACCACAAGATTTTACTGTTGAGCGTGCTGATGATGGCAATCACATTCTTTATACAAATCAAGAAAAAGCTATGCTTCGTTATACAGCATATGTAACTGATACTACTTCATACAGCCCATTGTTTGTCATGGCTTTATCATGGCAACTTGCTTCAATGTTGGCTGGCCCAATTCTTAAAGGAGATGCTGGATCTGCTGAAGCAAAACGATGCACACAAATGGCAATGGGATATTTAACTCAAGCAGAAGCATCTGACTCAAACCAGAGGCGTAACAGCATTGAACATATTGTTCCTTGGACTTCTGGGAGATAAGTATGGCAAATACTCGCGTATATAACAGAGCCTTTTCTGGTGGCGAAATGTCACCAGACATGTATGGTCGAATTGATGATGTGAAGTTCCAAACTGGAGCTGCATCAATGCGAAATTTTATTGCTACACCACAAGGGCCAGCGCAAAACAGATCTGGATTATCTTTTGTAAGGGCAGTTAAAGACAGCACAAAACAAACAAGGCTTATTCCGTTTACGTTTAATACAACGCAAACGATGGTTATTGAATTAGGCGCTGGTTATTTTAGGTTTCATACTCAAGGCTCTACTCTTGTGGCTGGTACTGCAACCGCGTGGAGCAACGCAACTGCATATACGGTTGGTGCTTTAGCATCTAGATTAGGTGTTAATTATTATTGTATTTTAGGGCATACTAATCAACAGCCGCCTAATGCAACTTATTGGTATCCTTTGCCATCCGAAGCTTACGAAATACCAAACCCATATGCTGAAGCAGATTTATTTGATATTCATTACGTTCAATCTGCTGACGTTATAACATTTACTCATCCAAATTATCCACCAGCAGAATTAAAACGATTTGGTGCTTTGGTATGGGTTTTTGCGAATAGCGTATTTACTGCGCCTATCGCCGCTCCTACTGGTGTAACTAGCACAAGATATATACCAGCCTCTGCTTCAGTAAACGCAGACACATACAATGATATGGTTTATGTTGTTACTTCTGTTGCTTCAGATGGCATAAGTAAATCAGCGGCATCAGCAAGTACAACTGTAAGCAATAACATTTATGTCACTGGTGCATACAATACAATTTCTTGGTCTGCTGTAACAGGAGCTTCAAGATATAACGTATATAAAAGAGTAGGCGGTATTTTTGGATATATTGGATCAACTACAACCACATCATTAGTTGATGACAATATTGCTGCTGACATGAGTGAAACACCTCCGATATATGCAAACTATTTTCAAAGCTCCGGCAATTATCCTGGGGCTGTTTCATATTTTGAGCAGCGTAAATGTTTTGCTGGAACCATAAACGATCCTCAAAAAATTTACATGACTCGGTCTGGCACTGAAAATGACATGAGTTATGGCGTGCCAATTAGAGATGATGATCGAATTGAGTTTCGCGTAGCAGCGCGTGAAGCAAATACTATTCGTCACATTGTTCCATTAACGCAATTAATTTTGCTAACAGGATCTGCTGAATGGCGCGTGTCTTCAGTTAACTCTGACGCTATTACGCCATCATCTATTTCTGTTAGACCGCAGTCTTACATTGGTGCATCAAATGTTCAACCTGTGATCATTAATAACTCTCTTGTGTATGGCTCTGCCCGTGGCGGTCATGTGCGCGAGCTTGGCTATTCATGGCAATCAAATGGATTTGTTACTGGTGATTTATCAATTAGAGCTGCTCATTTATTTGATAATTTAAATATTGTTGACATGGCTTTTAGTAAAGCGCCTTTGCCAATTATTTGGTTTGTTTCAACAAGCGGTGATTTATTGGGATTAACTTACATACCTGAACAGCAAATTGGAGCATGGCACCATCATGATACTGACGGCACATTTGAATCAGTAACTTGCGTTGCAGAAGGAAATGAAGACGTTGTTTATGTAATTGTTAAACGTCTTATAAATGGCTCATATGTTCGTTATGTAGAGCGCATGGAAACAAGACAAGTATCAAATCTTAATCAATGTTTCTTTGTTGATTCTGGGGCGAAGTATGACGGCACAAATACTAGCGCAGTAACTATGACGGTTAGTGGCGGTACAACTTGGGGGCCAGCGGACACATTAACTATTACAGCAAGCTCTGCAAAATTTTCTGGAACAAATGATATTGGTGATGCAATTATTTTTACAGATTCTGCGGGGACGCAATATAGGGTTTTAATTACTGGCTACACATCATCAACTGTTGTTACTGGAAGAGTTGATAAAACATTGCCAGCGGCATTAAGAAGCACTGCAACAACAACATGGAATTTTGCTCGCAACAGCATTAGTGGTTTAACGTGGTTAGAAGGGAAGACAGTTTCTATCTTGGCTGACGGAGCAGTGCATCCTCAACGCGTAGTAACAAGCGGAACAGTTAATTTGGATGTAGCAGCAAATGTTGTAATTGTTGGGTTGCCATACGAATCAGATATTGAAACTTTACCTCTGGCTATGCAGATTGATGGTTTTGGTCAAGGTAGATACAAGAACATCAATAAAGCATGGCTGCGAGTGTTTAAATCATCCGGCATATTCATCGGCCCAGATGCCAACAATTTGGTCGAAGCAAAACAGCGTTCTACCGAGCCATATGGCAGCCCACCAGCCCTTAAATCTGACGAGATCATGGTAATGCTTACCCCGTCATGGGCATCGTCTGGCAAGGTTTTTGTAAGGCAGAGCGATCCTTTGCCATTAACTATTGTAGGTTTGACGCTCGAAGTCGCTATTGGTGGCTAATGGTGCCCGTATAAAACCGCGTCATTGTTATGGTGCGGGTAACTCTGGAGAGAAATTGTGGAGAAAAAATCAACAGAAGGAGTGATTTATGGCTGATAACAGTTATACACTTTTTGGCTCAAAAACTTTTTTGACTGACACAAGTAGCAGCTTTACTAATAACTTCAATTTTAGCAATCCATTTTCTTCTGCTTCAACATCGCAGCAAGGCTTTGCAAATTCTTTGCAGCAAGCCGGCCCCGCTCTATCTGTAATAGGAGCAATTGGTTCTGCCTTTGGTACTTATTTTGCGGCAAAGTCTCAACAGTACCAGCTTGAATCACAAGCTATGAGTATGAAATTCCAGCAAGACATCGCTGGCATTAATGCGCGTCAAGCAGAAGTAAATGCTCAAGCAATGCTGTATGCAAGAGATCAGCAGGTTGCAGCCACTACTATGAAGTACGGCAAAATCAAAGGAGCGCAACGAGCTGCTATGGCGGCTAACGGCGGCACCATTGGCGTAGGTAGCAACGCTGAAATTGAAGCTACTAACGAGTTGATGAAAGAAATAGATAAGAACACCATCAATGCAAACGCTGTACGAGCCGCAGAAAATTCTAGAATTCAGGCTCAAAATTACAAAACGCAAGCAGTTATGGCTGGCGTTAGCGCAGATAATTTAAGGACTTCAGCAGATTCGATAAGCCCATTTGGTGGCGCATTTACAAGCTTACTTACTAGCGCCACATCAATTTCAAGCACCATGTATCGCGACAAGATGATGGATCGTTTGCTTGCTAGACAGTCAACGAATTAAGGAATAAAAATGCCAATAGTGCCAGTAATTGATTCGCCAACAGTATCGCCACAAGGCGGTGGGTTCCAGCCTTATGCAGCTCCTGCTGTTGAGCCAGTAAAAAACTTTGCGCCAGAGCAAGCTGTAAAAATGGGTGCAGCTACTCAAGCCGCTGGTCAGCAAATGATAAAAATTGGCGAGGTTATTCAAGATCAGATTGATGACGCTAACACAAAAGCGGCTGTGTCTTGGTATACGTCTCAAGCAACAAAAATAATGTATGACAAAGAAACAGGATACTTGAATACGCTTGGCATTAAAGCTAAAGACAAGTATGGAGAAACTGTAGAAGCATTTAACAAAATAGAATCTGATGCTACGTTAACCTTAACTAATCCTGTTCAGCAAAAAATGTTTGCGACTGTTGTTGCAAAACATAAAGAAACATTTGCTGCTCAAATGGATACGCATGCCGTAAAACAAATTAGAGTTTATGGCATTGGCGAAGCAAAGGCTATGCAAGAACAATATGAAAACCTTGCAATTATTAGCCCAAACAATCGTGATTTTAATATTGAGATGGCAGTAGGTCAGGCAAACTCACAAGCAGATTTGCTTCAATTGCCTAAAGATAGCTCACAAAGAAAAGACATGATTAACGGCGTTTACAACAAAGTAACCGTTGGAATCGCAAACGAATTAATCACCAAAGAAGATTTTGCTGGCGCTAAAGTTTATTTAGAAAGCCAATACGAAAAGCAAAAGATTGAACCTAAAGAGTATCAGTCGCTAATGCGTACTGTTAATGTTGGCTATGAAAAACAAGAAGGCGCAGCTTTTGCTGAAAAGGTTTTTTCTTCAGGTGGAGTGGCTCCTAAAAACTCTGACAAAAACACAATTATTGATTACGTTATTAGACGGCATGAAGGAACTGGCGAAGCAGTCAAATTACCTAGTGAAAAAGGATATACAAAATTTGGTATATACGGAGTAGAAAACGGATTAACTGATGAGCAAGTAAAAAACCTTACTATTGATGATGCCAGAAAAATCTATAGCAAAAAATATTGGTCTGATATTGGGTTAGATAAAGTTGATCCAGCTCTTCGTTTAATGGCTTTTGATACTGCTGTAAACATGGGGCCAAAGGTAGCAGAAAGATTTATTAAAGAATCTGGTGGCGATCTTGATAAATTTGCACAACTACGCAAAGAAAGATACCAAAAAATTGTAGATAACAATGATGATAAAAAACAATTTTTAAATGGTTGGAATAAGCGCGTTGACACAATATTAAATTTGTCTCGCGGTGGCTCGGAGTCTTTAGAAGAACAGCTTGCTAGAACGGATGTCATTAAAAATAAAGATGTGCGAGATATTGCTCGGACAAAAATTATTGCCATGAATAATCAGCGTGACGCAGTAATTGCGGATGATTATAAAAAGAATTTTGATATGGCTTATGAGATGGCAGCAAAAAGCCCAGATGCGTGGACTAAAATTCCAGCAGAAATTTATTCAAAAATAAAACCGCAAGACCAGCAAAAATTGAGAGACGCAGCAGATAGAAGAAGCGATCAAGAAACTTTGCTGTATGTCCAAACTCATCCAGAATCTTGGGCACCAGAAAAGCTTTCTCAATATAGGTCTTTGCTTTCAGAAAGCGACTATAGGAACTTTTTAACAAAAGGTACCGCAGCTAACTATGGTGAAAAAGTTCTTGAGGTTGGATATGATCAAGATCAATTAAAGCAAAAGCTTCTTGATTTTGGTTTGGAAAAATTAGTGCATCCTAAAAGAGATAGCGCTGATGAAAAAGAAAGAATCAGATTAAATTCACAACTTGAACAAAATATAGATCTTGCACAAAAAACAGCAGGAAGAAAATTATCTCTTGATGAAAAAAATAAGCTTATTGATAATTTGCTTCGCCCTGTAAAAGTTAAAGCTGTTGAGGGATGGTTTTTTAAAGAAGATACAACGATGGATAAACCAGCGTTTAAAGTAAATTCAAAATTAAATATTATTGTTCCTCCAGAAGAAAGAAAAAGAATTGAGCAAAAGCTTAAAGACGCTGGTGTTAGATATAACGAAGAAACAATTATTGATAGCTATCTAATAAATAGATAAGAAAAAATATGCCAACATTAGACGAGTACATAGAGCAATTAAAGCGCAAGCAGAGTCAAGAAGATCTGCTTAAATCAAATCTATCTGAAGCTGCTAACACCAGCCCTGATGATTGGGCGAGCAATGCAAAGCTTGCTAGGTCATTAAAGCTTGCTAATGATGCTGTTGTTCAAAACAAGGATTTTGCCAAATCGCAGAATCTCATACAGCAAACCAATGTCCCTCAATTAATTGATTCTCATCCGCAGACATCTAAATTTTTGGTTGATCCAAACAACACAAAAATTGCAAGCGATGACATTAACAACCTAAAAGGTATTGAGGGGTCATATGGCGAATTGAAAGCTGTTGAGCCAGCTTGGTATGAATCAATAACCACACCATTAACTCGCGGATATAAAAGGTTTAAACAAATTACTGGCACTTTAATGAGTGACAGTTTTATTCAGCAAGGCATAAACAAACAGATTCAGCAAAACTATGAAGCAAACGGATTAAGTTACGATCCAAATGTATCTCGCGCTGTTTATTTAAATGAGCTTAAACGTAATGTAGAAGCTTATAGATCATCAGAAAAAATTGAAGCTCAAGTAGCAGAGATAACTAATGCAAAAACTTTTGGCGCTGCTGCTAAAGCAATAGCAAACAATCCGGCTGCTGTTGTCGATGTTACGTTAGAGTCAGTAGGAACTTATGCTCCACTAGCACTTACTACCGCTGCTTCATCATTCGCCGGCCCCTCCGGCCCCGTGGCTGTTGGCGGCTTTATTACGCAACAAGCTTTGCGACAAGCAGCAACAACATTTGCAGGTAGTTTTGCGCTTGAATATGGCTCAACTTTAGATGAGGCTATTACTTCCACAGGGGGCAATCCAAGCAAAGTTGACGACATTTATAAAGCGATTACAAATGAAAAGTTGATGAATGAAGCAAAAGAAAAAGCAGTCAAGCGTGGTTTGCCTGTTGCTTTTTTTGATGCTATTACTGCGGGCTTGGCTGGCAAATTACTTGCTGGAGCTAAACCAACTGTAGGCAGCGTTGCTTCTCGTGTCGCTGGCGAAGGCGCAATGCAAATGGCTGGCGGTGCCACTGGTGAAGCGGTGGCTCAATATGCTACAAATGAATTTAATCCTGGGGCTATTTTGCTAGAAGCAATTGCAGAATTGCCTACTGCATTAGTAGAAACGCCTAACAATTATAAAAGCACAATGCGTGATGCAGAGCGTGCAGAAAAAGTTGGAAATGTAATTGCAGACATGAATAGTTTATCTGCTGCCAGCAAAGTAAGGCAGCGAGATGCAGACACATTTAAGCAATGGATTGAGCAAGTAACTGAAGACAATCCAATTCAAAATGTTTACATCAGTGCAGAAACATTAAAGCAATCAGGATTAGATAAACAGCTTGCAGAAGTTGCGCCGGAAATTGCAGCTCAAGTTGAAGTTTCAGCTCAAATGGGCAGAGACGTAGAAATTTCAATTTCTGACTACATGACAAAAATTGCTCACACTCCTTTGGGTGACGCAATGCTTGATGATTTGCGCGCCGAAGGCGAGACAATGACTCGCAGGGAAGCGCAACAATTTATTGATAACAAAGCACAGGAATTGCAAGAAGCTGCTGATAAATTGATGCAGCAAAAAGAACAAGATCAAAAGTTTATTGATGGTGCCAAACAAGTTGAGACAACTATTTTTGACCAGATTCAAGGCACTAATGTTTACTCAAAATCAGCATCAAAAAGCTTTGCGACATACGTTCGGGATATGTATGTAACTAAAGCTGCCGCTCTTGGTATGACACCAAATGAGCTGTACAACATGATCCCTTATCGGATTACTGCAAACATCCCTGCGCCAAACGTACAGTTGTTTAGTCAAAGCGGCGAAGTAAAACTTGAGAGTGATGCATTCAAATCTTTTTATGGTAACTCTGTATTTAAAGATGAATCTGGAAAACCAATTATCTTGTATCACGGCACTGCTGATGACGTAACAGCATTTGATGTCAACCATCCTAATCGTAAAGACAGTGGCTGGCTTGGCACTGGCGTTTACCTTACAGACAGCTCTGACATGGGCGAGTTGTATGCTGATCAGAAAGCAAGATCATTCGGCCCCAAAGGTCAGAATGTTATGCCGTTGTACGCTCGACTAGAAAATCCTTACTACGCTACAGCGGAAGACAAAGCTCGCGTTAAGGCTGGTGGTCGCGAAGGTGCTGATCAATTTACTGCTGATCTGCAAGCGCAAGGTTATGACGGCGTTATTTATCAAGTAGCTTCTGATGCAAAAGAAATTGTTGTCTTTAACCCAGCCGCAGTTAAATCACAATTTAATGATGGCACATGGTCAGATCAAAACAACCTACTATCGCAAAAACAAAAAGCTCAAGCCGCTGGTGTAGAGGTTCCAACTACATTAGACGATGTTGCAAATCTAGAGAATGTTTTTAAATTTGCCGCGAGCAAAACTTTTGCAACTAATCGTGATTTTAAAGTTGAATTGCAAGAGCGCGTGCTTGCAGCAGCCAAACAAGCCAAGGTTG